TTGCAGCATTATCGGTTGTTGGATAAACGGCACTTGTATTTGAAAATACCGAATCCCCAACGCGATTTAGCGTAAATCGCGTCGTCGGGCTGCTGGCTCCGTCGGCGGTGGTGCTGAAGACTAGGCGTGTTGGCTTAGATGAACCACTCCAGGTGCCTCCGTCTCTAGCGCCATAGATATAAGCACCCTCTCCCTCACTACTGTCGCCAAAGATAATAATTCCGGTTGTGACTCCACTGACAGGAGTTGTTGATCCGTGTTGCAGTCTTACAATTGCCTCGCCTGCGTTGTTTGCCGAATTGCCTTGGACGTTAAGTCTTGATTGGGCAGTGCTTGTACTCGTCCCCACCAACAGCCTACCGGAGCTGTCGATGCGCGCGCGTTCGGTGTTATTAGAGCCAAGAGCAAGATAGTCATTACTATACACACCGATACCTGTATTGCCAGCTTGGATAATTGATCCAATTTGACCTGCATTGTATCCAAACTTAACAAATGGATCGCCATTGCCGTCACTAATAGAATGACTTATGTATAAAGTTCCTTCGCCAGAACCTTGCCAAGAAAATGACCGAGCGGCTTGCAACCCTGTTGTTGTCTGACCAACCAACAACCTACCGGAGCTGTCGATGCGGAGGCGTTCGGTTTGTGTAGAAGAATTATCTGCTTTTGTGTAAAAACGTAATACGCCACCAAAACCATTCGGGCCGCCAGAGCCCTCTAGAAGCGTATTTATCTGAGAATAAACAGTACCGGTGGTATTACCAAATTGCAAACTATAACTACTTGTCGATACGGTATCACCACTTCCACCTTTAACAATTAAGTTGCCGGCACTGTCGATGCGGAGGCGTTCGGTATTTGACGTAAACCACCGATGAATACCTGTTGCACTGCCACCGGCCCAATACTGAAAGTCGGCAGCATCACCAACTGTTACTCCGTAAGCCTCGGAGCCATCGTTGTAGAGGTAAAACTTAAGCTTTTGGTTGGTGGCAGGAGATCCAGTGTATGTATTGTCTAACCGTATTGCAGTTGGCGTTGCAGATACGGTTGGGGTTGTAGTACCACCAACTGTTAGTAGTTCAGTTGGACTACTCGTCCCAATCCCCACGTTACCGGAGCTGTTGATGCGAAGGCGTTCGGTTTGAGATCCGGCAACAGCATCACCTGTGTAGAAATAATGCCCGCCAACGTTGCTGGAACCTTGGGAAAAATAACCGATGCCACCAGCACCTGCAGCATTAGTAGTTCCATTCCAGCGGGCAATACCAACGTTAAATACTGTTGAACCACCATCACCTAAAATTACGTTTCCTTGGGATTGAGATGAATTACTGACTTTAATAGAATCAAGAACTTGTAGATTTGCCTGAGGTGCACTCACCCCAATCCCCACGTTGCCGGAGCTGTTTACAAACAACCGCCCCGTGCCACTAGTTGAAATAGCAACTTGATCTGCGCCAGGGGAATAAAGACCTGTATTTGAGTCTGCAATAAAACTAATTGACGGATTTGTTGCCGTACCAGAGGCAAAAATACCTGACGTAATAGTGCAGGTACCACCGCTAAACGTGGTGACGTTACCGCTTGTGAAATTTGCGGTTGTTCCCGTAAACGTGGTACCTGAAATAGTTCCAGTAACCGTTAAATTACCAGAGGTAGACGCAAACAACCCAGAAACGGTAATGCTTTTATCGACGCCCGCGTTGGTAAAGGTAATGGTATCAACCCGAATTTCACCGTATGGCATTGTTTTAACAGATCCTTTTTACGATTCTAGCTTTTTAAAACTTATACTCAAAGAATAATTAAGGGGCCTTTGATTATAAAACCACTGGCGCTACCAGAAACAACACCTGAACAGACAATGGCGGGAGTGGCACCAGACGGAGTTGTAATCGCAAGTGTACCGCCGGTGATGTTGGTGATAGTTGCGTTGGTTCCAGAAATGTTTGCACCTGAAAGGGTGCTGGTAAACGTGCCGGAAATACCTGTGATGTTGCTGAACTGTCCCGTGTTACCGGTAATGGTTGCACCCGATAAATGCGTTGTAAAAGTGCCGCTAATCCCAGTTGCACTACTAAATCTGGCAGTATCACCCGTAACGGTTGTACCCGAAATATAAGTGTATATACCAGAAACACCTGTTACATTTGTAAACAGTGCCGTGTTACCCGTAATAGTTGCACCCGATAAACGCGTGGTAAAGACACCGGACACTCCAGTGACTGAGGTAAAGACTGCCGTTGTACCGGTTACCGTTTGTCCGCTGATCGTACCAGTTACAGACAAACCAGAACCAATAAAACCAGAACCAACAACGTTTAAATCGCCTGAGATTGTGGTGTTAGTAAAACTAAGGTTTGTTGCTTGAAGAGTGGTAAATACACCAGTAGTAGCGTTAATTGTGACGCCGGTAATCGTGGTGCCAGTTACATAGGTAAAGATGCCTGTCGCACCGGTAACTGTTGTACCTATTACGGTTGCACCTGAAACACTGGTGGTAAAGACACCTGCAATACCAGTGAGGTTAGTAAACGCACCCGTATTACCCGTGACAGTAGTGCCAGAAACAAGAGTAAATACCCCAGTGCCTGCAGTTACGTTTGTGAACTGACCACTAGTACCAGTGATGGTTGCTCCTGATACCTGAGTAGTGAATACACCAGAGACACCTGTAATGGTTGTAAAAGCTGCAGTGGTGCCGGTAACGGTAGTACCTGATATACGGCTAGTAAATACACCGGAAACACCCGATACAGTTGCAGCTAAAACAGTATCACCAGTGACCGTGGCGCCAGATAAATTGGTATAAACACCAGAAACACCGGTAATAACTGTGAATTGACCGGCGTCTCCTGTGATTACAGCACCAGAAAGAACCTGAGAGAATACACCGGAAACGCCACTGACTGAGCCAAAAGAACCTACGTTACCAGTTACGGTTGCTCCCGATACCCTTGATGTAAATGTTCCGGATACACCGGTGATTGACGTTGCGTTAATGGTTGTACCTGTAATGGATGCACCCGACAACGTAGTTGTAAATACACCAGTTACACCAGTGACACTAGTAAAACGTGCCGCTGTCCCAGTGACGGTTGTCCCTGATAACGTGCCAGTGACTTGTACGCCTGATGCAAATTGAGCAAGACCAGTAACGGTCAGTCCACTGGCAACGGACAAGTTGCCGCTTACATCAAGAACAGGCGTAGCAAGCGTACCAAAAACACCACTTACACCCTGGACCAAATCACCTGTAATTGTGGCACCACTTAGGTAACTAAATTGTCCGGACGTTGCTTGAAGTGTATTACCGGTAATGGTTGCACCCGAGAGTCGGGTACTAAAATTCCCACTTACAAAGTTTGAAGTTGCCCCAGTAACCGTAGTGAATGTACCCGTTGCCGAGTTGAGTGTTACAGATTGAAGCGCTTGACCTGTAATTGTTTGGCCGCTAATCGTTCCACTTGCAGTCAGGTTGTTTTGGACTAAGACGCCACTAAACGTTCCAAGACCACTACTAGTAAATGTATTGACAACAGTAACGCCAGTTACAGTTAAGTTCCCTTGTACCAGGACATTGCCGGTTACTGTGCCACCAGTGGTTGTTACGTATTTAGTTGAGAGGTAATCTCCAAAACCAGAGATTGTGATCTTTTTGTTTTTAAGAGTAGGATCCACTTCAAATACGTGGACCATCGTCAGCAGATCCTGCTCAGCTACATCCGCCCCAGCTAGGAGCGGAAGTTCAGAAATACGACGATTGGCCACGTATTAAACTAGAATCCCTTATATAAAGATTATAGTTCGGGTGTGTTTAATTCACTTGACCTTAATTTCCACCCTAGGCAGTGAACTTGATACAAAATTCCAGCCGGCTTGGACAACCGTCACAATTCCACAGGACAACGCAACAATCAAAATCAGCTCAGCAACCGTAAGATTGCGACGCACATAGACGACACGAGGGGCCTGGGCGGCTGCTGTTTGTTGCATCAACGTTTGCTGGACAGCAAGTTCCCTGGCACGAGCCTTCATTAGCTCCAGGTCTTGAGGACTGATCCTCCCACTTGGCACCTGCGGGGGACTCGGCGGTTCGGACGGGATGCTTGTAGGAACTTGACTAACGGGAATTTGATCTTCCATAAAACACGCATAGATGCTAAAAAAAGACTAGCATCTAAACAAAGAAACTGCTTTATGGCATACGGTATTCGCAAGGGTCTTGAAGACATTGCGTACGAACTCAAAGGCATCAAAAACATCCTGGGTGCCATGTGGAGTAGCAGGTACAAAAACAATGAAACGGACCAAGTTGGGCCAGAAGCCTATGCAGATGAGTACATCTCAACAGAAGAGTGTGCACAAAGGCTTAATGTTTCAGATCAAACTATTCGCAATTGGATCTTGATCGGAAAAAAAGATCCGTCCAAAGGCTGGACCCAGAACATTCATTACGTCAACATCTCTCCTGACATCAAGAAAAAAGATACAATCCGAATACCCTGGAATCGGCTGATTGCTTCGTTTGCCAAAAATAACGACGTATCTCTTTTGTCTTTCAGAGCTAGGACAAAGTACAAAGATGTGCAGGAAGACAAGCAAAAATATGTGCCTAACCGCTCTGTGCCCAGGGGGGAAGATGGCGAATAATCGCTTCCATGCTATTGAGATTGATTTTGTTACCACTGAAAATTACAAGGAACTTCTTCCTAAGGGTCTTGCAGATCAAGTGGAAATGTTCTTGCCTCCCGAAGGGTCTTTTGATACTGATGTCCTGCGCAGGTACTTGTACAACATAAAAGAATTCGAGAAGGAGGACCCACACTTTAATGTGACTCTGGCCAATCGCCTGCGTATTGCATTTGCAGATATGGCACCAGACACAATCTGTGGTAAATTTCCAGAAGCTGATTTGTCTCTCAAGCGACGCTTGCGTTGCGTAGCCGAGTACTTAATTCGGGCAGGAGAATTTGACAAGCTAAAAGACGAGAATCAAAAGCTCATCAAAAAACGAGGCAATCTAGGAAAACTTGTCGTAATCTACAAGCCACTTCCTAAAATGAAACAAATACTGATTCGTCAAGGACTCTTAAAAAATGAACAGGCGTGAAAAATTAATTGCCTCTGCGCTCCAGGGGGATCTAGATACGACTAAAACCAGAATGCTTGATGCCACCATCAAGTTGATTCTTGGTGACATGGGGCAACATTACTGCAAGCTATGGGATGCAGAAGGGCCTGGCATCATGGTGTTTCAACCCACCAACAAAGAACGCTCAATGTTCTTTATGACGCTGAAAGAATTGCACTCAGCACAAGAAAGTTGCGAACGAGAAGACAATGGTGACCTCGCAGAAACGTTTAGACGCATACTTGCGGCGGCGCAAAAAATTAATCCGCAGGAGAAAGCTGGATATCTTGTTAACGATAACGATGGGATGCGTTATCTTGAGATTGATTATTGCCAGGTGAGCGAGAAGTAATGCCGTCTTTTCGTGGTAATGCGCACACCGATACATTCGAATGGATATCTGGTGCCGACCTGATCAATTCTGCACACATGTTGATGGGAGGCATCGACCTTGACCCTGCAAGTTCTGCTGTAGCAAATAGCTACGTCAATGCTGACCACTTCTATACACCAGAGGATGACGCATTAAATGAACAGGACTGGTTTGGAAATGTTTACGTCTTCCCTCCAAACTACACGTACTTTTGGGACATCAAGTCCCAGAGGTGGAAGCGTACTCGCGGCTTGTCGCATACTTTGATTTCAGGGTACGCACTGTGGTGGCGAACTCTAAAAAGAAAGTGGCTGTCAGGTGAAGTCAAGCAAGGCTTGTACTTTGGCAACTGTCCTGACATGATTCGTTACGCTCAAGACATCTTTGATTTTCCTATCTGCTTTTTAAAAAACACACCCATGCTTCGGCGACATTACTTTGAGGACGGTCGAGTCGAAGCTAAAAATACGTGCAGTTCTTTTATTGTCTACCTACAGCCAAGCGATGGCCTGGACAACTACACCCAAAATTTCATTGACATTTATTCGGAGAAAGGGCGGATCATCACCTGATTATGTAGACTGATTATCGAATCAACGGTCTTATGAGCGTACTAGCCGACTGGGAAATCAAAGAGCTGGCTGAAAAAGAAGAGATGATCTCTCCTTTTATTGATCGTTTAATCAACAAAGAGGATGGACGGCTCCTGCTCAGCTATGGTCTCAGTTCATATGGCTACGACATTCGCCTATCACCAAAGCAATGCTTAATTTTTGGTAAGATCCAGGCTGGAGATTGTGACCCCAAGGCCTTTGATGAAAACATCCTGAAGCCAGCCGAGTTGCTGGAAGACGAAAAGGGCGAGTACTTCCTGCTTCCTCCCTATGGCTACTGCCTTGGCGTTGCCATGGAACACATCAAACTTCCACGTGATGTGACTGTAGTTGCGGTTGGCAAATCTACGTATGCACGATCAGGAATTCTGGTGAACATTACGCCTGCAGAAGCTGCCTGGGAAGGTCACCTGACCCTTGAGATCAGCAACTGCACGGGACTGTTTAATCGCATCTATGCCAACGAAGGCATTACGCAGCTCCTTTTCTATCGTGGTGAGCCCTGCCATGTGAGCTACCAAGATCGCAAGGGTAAGTACCAGAACCAACCCTATGAGGTTGTCTACAGCCAGGTTTAACCAAAACCGTAGAAGGTGCCACCACTGCGCCCAGGTTTCCTTGCGTAGTTGGTGCCACCAGCTTCCCCAATGCGGTCCCCAAGGTTTGGGATGGTGACTCCTCCAATAGTCGCCTCTGACCTTGGGGTCTTTCCATCCATGGTGGTGTCCCTTAGCATGCGTGTTTGCTGAAACTTCCCGGCACTCTTGGAAGCTCGAAGGAACTTTGCAATACGATCCTGCGAATCATTAAGACTTTCTGCAGATGCTCTTGCGTCTGAGGCAACTCGACGCAGGTCAGTATCATACGCTTGTTCTGGATTTAGGTCAGAAACTTCAGCTCCCGACGTACCAGAATCGTTGCGTGGGTCGTATGTAGCGTCGAAGAATCTTGCCATGATAATATTATAAAAACAGTAAATCAAGCCACTTAATAGTCATGCACGGCGCGGCGGGATTTTTAGATAGTTTTGTTCAAGATGAACTGAATTGTCGTTGTCTTAGTGAAGAAGATTTTGGCGCACCTCTCGCCAACGAAGAAAATGATGTACCCTTAATGGATATGTACAACAGAGGGTTAACCCTATGTCAGGACGGAAGGGAACGGACAAACTTGGCTCTCGAGGGGGGACGGCCTGGAGCAACGGGATATATACCGACAATGGAGCAAGGAGTGATGATGGGAGCATCACCGAAACCCAAGGCGTTAGTACTGGATCTGGGGGCACCGAACGAGGAACTGATGGAACAGTCTCGTCTTCGCCGTGGTTTGCGCCGATAATCAGCGACTTGACTGAGTGCAAGGATGGTGTCTGCCCAGTGCCCTGGGCCACCAAAGAAACTGCTCCTGTGGTCCAGGAGGATTTGGTAAACCATCCGTCTCACTACGCAGATTCCGCTATTGAATGCATCGATGCCATTGAAGCGCAATTAACCGCAGAGGAGTTTCAAGGTTACCTTCGAGGTTGTTGCATTAAATATCAATGGCGCTGGCGAAACAAGGGCGGTGTGCAAGACCTTGAAAAATGTCGCTGGTACTTGGACCGGCTAATCACCGTCAACGAAACTCAGAACGGCTGAAGGTCGTCGCCTTCTTCGTCATCCTCGTCGTCGTATATACATGCGGCGGCGAGTTCTGCTAGCTCTAGATCAGTGGGAATGTCGAAGTCAATCTCAATATTTTCAGACGCCATGATCTCTTTTACTGCATACCACTCCATCAGGCGTTGATGGTAGAGGTTCAACAGAGCTGCGTAGAGGTCGTCCCAGGTCATTTCTTGGGCCGCAAGCTCAGCTTTGCGCATCGAGAATTGAAGCTCTAGAGGAAGTTCAAATTCCCGTGGCTCTACTGAACGCTCCATTCCGCTTTGCACGTTTTTAATGCAACTATTCTAATTCTACCTGTCAAAGACAGTGTTGAAATCATCGGGGTCGTACTCGTCAGCGCGGAATGTGTCCCAGGGTTTTTCGCTGACCCTAAACTCATTTGCAAAGCGGGACAATACATAAGGATTCAAGCTCTCTTCCAGGTGCTTAATAGCTTGTATTTCATGCTGAGCCCCAGAGTAAACCCTGAATGCAGACAACAAAAGACGTGCGCACGGCTGCACAAATGCATCGGCATCTTTTAACAGAAGGTTTGTTTCTTCACGGCGCCGATCAAGAAGGCTTCCAATGACTTGATGGTCCACATCAAAAACCCACCTTGTCATTTCTTCAGTTACTTCTTGCAGGTCTTCATGTTCCAAGTTATCGACAATGCTGCTGTAGAAAAAGGAGTCCCATCCCACAGAATGAATAAAAGAAATCAACGCCTGCCTAGCAGAATCACTAATGCCAATGTTGAGTTTTGATAACTGAGTATCGATTACGTCTACTTCGTGAAACAAATATTCAAGCGCCTTCTCTTTACTGCATCGATGGCCGCGTTTTACAGGTGAGCCATCAGGATAAAACTGTGTTCCATATCCAATGGTGTAAGGTTCTCCACCTGTACTTGGATCAGCGTAAGCTTTCTCGTTAAAGCCCTCATGCTTGCAAATTAAATTAATTGCAGATGTGTGATCAGTCATGGGGGGTAATGAAGCATTACCCCAATCATACACAATTTTTAAGTGTCCTATTGACACTCGTTCATGACATTAACCTTGGCCACGATAGCGTTTTTGCCCAGGCTTTAGCTTAGTACTTTTAGAACGCCCTTGCCGTGTCTTCTTGGGCTTGGATTCAATTTTAATTGTGGAGCTTGACTTGGGTTTTGCCATGGTTGTCACCAGTTGTAATTACACAAGTGAAACCTCACTTGTTCTGGCAGTTTACCTGATGCGTGACCCAACGGCAATTGCTTGGGCAATAATCGCCATAATTATCGGTGCGGTCCAGCTCCAGGTCTTGTTCTGCTCCGTTTTCTTCCGCCCACTTTTTAAACGCTGGGTAACTTAAAAGCCACTCATCACATACTTGAATGCCTTTGGCAATGTACGTAGGATACTCTTTGCAACGACGACGCATTTTTAACCATCGTCCATATAACCAATGGCCTTTACTGTACTTGTTTTTGGCATCTCCATGTATTGTATTTGCTTTTTTTGTTGCGTTAATAGTGAAATCAGTACACGCGTGTACATGTTTCCTGGCGCAAGAACGGCAACGGCCTTGCCATGTTTTCAAAGAATCTTTTCTTTTGTTACAAGGTTTAAAGCAGTCCTTGCACAAAGCCACAATATATTTATTTTTAGCCATCCAAAACTTTCACTACCAGTTAAAGTCTACCACGAATAATGGCAGCTCCACCATCCGGGAGTCAGTTTGTCCTTCTTCTCGGAACAGTTGTGCCTGGCCTTAAAGTTAGCACGCCTTCCCTCGTCCTTGTGCTGCGTGTAATCTTCGTAACCTCTGGCACCAAAACGGACAATACCCTCCTTGCCCCCTTGGCACGCTTTTACCACGTATTTGTGCTTATCCCCTGCCGGCGCACGTTGCGGTTTGTTGCAAGCCATCTTATCTTTCTGAAATCTTTTTGCGGCACTGGCCGCTTTCTTGCGTTTGTCAGCCATTAGAAGGAACCAAAGAAGGAACTAGAAAAAGGATCGGACAAATCAGATGAACCTGTTTTACCTGCTGTGGGAGAAAGGTTTAAACGTGACTTGAATTCCGAAAGGATATCACTACCTTTCTTAATTTTAACTGGAGAACTCGGTTCTTCCTCTTCTTCTGTATCTTCCTCTGGGAAGAAAGAAAAGTATTTGCTTTTTGGTTCTGTAGTCTTAGGCGTTACCTTCTTGGGTTCTTCTTCTCCAAATGAAGATAAACTTTCCAATTGACCAATATCCGAAAAAGGATCTCCTGTTGGCTTGAATTTATAAAGCTCACTGGGCGCCTTGCCACTATAAACAGTTTGGAAAATTTTCTTGTCTTCTTCTGTGGCATCAGGCATAAAGTCACTGTAAAACTCTTCTTGGCTTCCCTGGTACCCCGCCGATTTAAAACGACTAAACAAAGCGTCATCAACTCTCTTGGCTTCTTCCCTTTTATCAGAAGCACGCTGAATGTACTCAACGCCCAACAGCTCTTGTGTTGGAGTTTCACTTTCCTGGTTAAGTTTTTTAATTTGCTCTCTAATGTCCAGGGCATCCGAACTGCGGATGCTATCAGAGATCATCTTCTTTAATTGCGTAAGATCTTCTGTATTTGAATCCAGGCCATAAAGCTTTAAGACCTTCTCTGTTTGTTCTTTATTTTTTAACGGGTCTAGTTTATTTACAAACTCATCGGCAAACTCTTCTGGGTTAACAAACTGGCCAAAGACTGTTCCAATTTTTGCGTATTTATCAGCAAGGTATGGCGTCAGTACTTGTTTTAAGTAGATCTGCGCAATTCGCGGATTGAATACATCAGGAGCAGAGTCGTACTGCCTGGCTTGTCCTAGTACTTCATAGTGCAGCTTGGCAAAATCTTCTTTGTTGTTTACGTCAAAACCATATAAATATGCCTTGGCTTGCCAGTTAATATCATTGCCATTATCATCTTTTGTTGTCTCACCAGCCTTTGCTTTCTCCCAGTCATTTGCAATATCAGTCTTTTGCTTAATGTATTGATCTGGAATGGTGTTACCCCATTCTTTTTGAAACTGATCGCCCAAAAGCACAGGAGATTTTCCTTCCGTGCCAACACCTTTTTCAAGGTAGTATTGACCTGGGTCAAAGTAATAATCAGAATTAAACTTACTTGTCCCCAGGGAGTCAAGGGCTTTCATCCAAGAAACAGAAGCTGATTCCGCCGCATTTTTTAAACTTTGCAGACGGTCTTCCGTTTGGAAAATGTTTTGCTTGTCTTTATCTACGTTAATGTAATCCCTAAATTCGCTGATTGATTTTGACGCATTAAACCTAGGCAGCAAATAATCATTAAAGAAGTCTTGCGCAAATTGAATGTCAGAGTCAATTCTTTTGTCTGGCTCCAGGTAGTCCGCTGGTTTGTTGTTGTAAATGTCTTGTGCTTTTTGTTTTTCTTGTTGTGTAGCCGCTGGGTTGTTTAATGTTTTGTACGCGTCATCGTAGTCCGACCATTTGGCTAACGTGTCGTTATCAACCCAACCTTTGGCACGACGCGCTGCTTCGTAGTCAATCCACTCTTGTTTTGTTGTTTTACGTTGGTTGACTGGTACGTAATCCTTGGGTAGATTGGCTGCATTAACTTTTTGCTGCGCACTAATATTACCTGGATCTTTTTTTAACGTCTCGTATGCATCGTCATATTGCTTCCAAGATTTAATCTGATCCTCGGTAACAAAACCATTGTCAATATTACGCTGGTAACCGGGAACGTAATCATTTGGTACGTCTAAATCACCTGCGTATTTTTTCTCGATCTCATCAAAGAACCATTTCTCCCAGTTGTACAACAGGCCGTTGTTGCTTCCAAACACTTTTCCTGTGTCTAGTGACAAGTTGAACTTCTGAGCAAGATCATCTTTTTGCTGTCCCCCCAAGGAAAGAATGCCTCCCACTCCTGATTCTTGCAAAATAGAATTGGCGACATTCTCACGCATACCAAGAATCTCTTGGCCAAACGAAGTGCCACTTAATAGGTCAAACTTTTGTTCTGCTTTTTTTGCTTCAATTAAAGCTCTGCGGGAGTCTTCTAAAAACTGCCTTTGAAATACAGCGGCCTTTTCAGTTTGTTTGGATTCAGCTTCACCTGCGACTTTGGTAAGAGCCGTGTCGTACTCAGATAGCTTTGTGTCAACAGCGCCTATTTGTTTGTTGGCCTGAATATCTTTAATTAATTTCTGAGCACCTGGGTACTGAGTTGAGTCCAGCTGGTATGCCTTGGTCAATAATTCACCAAAACCAGCTTCTGACTGTATCTCTGGTTCGGCGCCAGTGGCTTCTTTTACTGCTTCATAAAGCTTTGCCCAAGGCTGCTTGGCCTCTTTCGGGAAACGCTCTGCATATAAAATTTCTGACTTTGCGGTACTCCATTGATCTTTTAACTGTGCGTTGCTAGTGACAAGATTTCTGTATTGACTAGCAAGGTCTCTGAGCTGATAACCTTCAGTTGTTTGTTTTAACCCAAGAATATCGGTTGCAATCTTGTCGCGCTCAAATTGACGGGCGGCATCTGTTTTTCCTGGAACAGACTCCTCTACCTTGCCATATTCAAACCCATCAGTAGGTGTAAGTGGCTTAAAGCCTGGATCTCGCTCGCCTTTTTTCTTCGCATCATTTTGACCAATGTTGCTGTAATGCCATAACGCATATGCTTCGTAGTTTGGGTAACGACCTAATACGTCAAGGTCTTCATTTTTTACTGCATTATCCCAGACTTCTCTTGCACTTTTGCCACTTGTGGTGCCGCTGTAGTATTCAGGGTCAAATCGAATTGTGTTTTCAAAACCCTCAAAAGGGACTTTTGCCCCTGAAGATGTGTCCCAGGGAGACACAACTTTTGTTGTATAGAAAGAATCGAAAGCCGCTTTAACGTTCTTTTTTGTTGCGTCGTCGACGCTAGAGTCGTCAATTGTTTTTTTGGCCTTTAAGTAATCCCCAGGCTTGGACGCTTTTGCATAGGCGTCAATTGCTTTGTATAGAGAATTAACCTTTGCCGCCTCTTCATTTTTTTTACTGTTTCTAGCGTTGTCTCCACGGGCAATTATCTGTGCTGTTTTTAAATCATCGACTTTGTCTGTGGTCCAGTAGACACTTCCTGCTTTTTCAAGAGCTTTTAGGATCTCTTGTTGGTCTCCATCAATAGAGACAGTTACTGTACGTTCCTGCTCAACAGGTACGTCATAATACGTTGTCTGCCCTTTAACTGTATAAGGCCTTAAATTTGTTCCGGTATATACCCATAATTTAATAGGAGTAGATACAGTATCAACTACAGGGTTATTTGCGTTCTCATATTTAATATCCCATTTATCCTGGCTTGCATCATATGAAATTGACATCTTAAACAGCTTCCCTAAACACGGTTAAATCGCAAACAAAAACGTCAAAAGGTTCTTGTTTAATCCAGGCATTAATTCTATCCATCCTAGCTTGAGTAAAGAACTCTTGTCTTTCAAACCATTCATTCATCTTGGCACTTGCCTTGGATGTATTGCACCTGCGACAGGCTGGAACAAGGTTTGTTCTATTGCTTGAACCTGATTTAAACCTGGGAATCACATGATCCAATGATGTGGCATCCGCCTCACAATAAGCACATTTGCAGTCCCAGGCATCGTATATAGATTGACGGTAACGTTTCTTAGCTAGCTTTGGAGTTAATTCAATGAGCAGGGCAAGGGGTTCCTGTTCGCAATTGAACATACTCTTTTGTGCTGTTAATCTATTTTAATTTGACCCGTATTTGTTCTTGCCTAAGTAAAGAGATAAAATTTTTCTTAAGTCTGTTGACATGCTCTTGACGTGGTGTAAGTTACGTCTGTAAGCACCTCCTTGGTCATGGCTAAGCATCCCGGTTGGGTCTCCGTCCAGCAAGCGGAAGAACTCCTCGGCATTGATCGCAAGACTCTCTTCAAGTACCGCGACAATGGCACGCTGAAACTTGGCCCGCACTTCGCTGCTTTTCCTGAGACTCGTTCACGCGATAACTACCGCTGGAACATTTCTGCAGTGCGTAAGCATCTGAAAAAACTTGAAATGCAAACGGCTGCTGCCTGAAGTTAGGTAAGTACTGATCAAATGCCCCGTCTTGTGCGGGGCTTTATTTTGTCTACTCTTCTGGCGGAATACCGTTCACATAACCAGACCAGGCTAGTCCCACGGCTTCAATGGTCGATAGCTCACCAGAGGCAAAGGGTAGATGTACGACATCACCAGCATGATAGATGGTAGGCCGACCACTTATCTGGAACTCACTAAAACCATACTTGCGAACATCATCTTGCTCTTGTGAGTAAATAAAGTTTGTATCTACAACATCTCCAAAGTTTGGCGTTGTCATGAAGATGCTGGCAATTGGCCTAGTGATGGCTTGTATGCAGTGCCATCCTTGTCATACATTGTAAAACCTCTCATCATGACAAAGTTAGCTGGAATATTGAACAGTTTCTGCATCATCGGCATCATCATTGGTGATTGGCAATTGTATGGGGGCACATCCATCATCGACAAAGATGTTCTTGACAAGTCGGCAGCGATCAGCTCCTTCTGTTCATTTTCAGTTTGATCAACCAACCTTTGCTCCCATGCAGCCATACTTCCTTCTTCCACTGGAAAATCAGACGGCTCTGGCGGGAAATTACCTTCTGCAAACTTCATGGCATAGATGTGTTTGCAGTAACGCATCTCATCTAGTAACGGTGCCCAGAAATCTGTAATCGAAGTGATCTGACCATTGGCTGAAGTGTAGTCTTCGTATAAAGGCATACCTTCTGCCCTGGAGCCAGGGATCGAAGGGTTACTTGTATTTCTTAGGTATGTGGCGCCAAACTCACGAAATACTCCAGCAAAATCCCTGGTCGCATCTGGATCCACTGTTGATATTGTGTTTACTTCAGGTGGAACTGTGTACTGTGCCGAGGGCGCAATAATGTCCATTTTGCGATCAACCGTTGCACTTGTCATCGCATTGTTATTCAACTTTCCGTTTAGTTTTGTTTTCTCATATCGACCAGGCTTAATAGAAGCAATACTTGTTCGCGGGAATATCTTCTTGGTACCTTCGCCAAGAGTATTCATGAACGAGTAATCACGATGCGTAAAGTCTTGGCAAGAGCAACAGTATCTTGAGCCTGTTATCAAGTATCTATTAAGGCTGGGACCTTTAGTTGCTGGTGTAATCAACGCCGAGTCTGGTGTAGCTTCAACAGAACCCGACTTACGAAGCTTTAAGATTCCAGTGAAAGGATACGTCTCCACGATGACAGCTTGGATGTAACCGTATCGTTTTTGCGTTGTCGGATCAATTGTTTCTTTGGTGATCGGAGGTGCGCCAACAGTGATGACACGGTCCTCCAGGATCTCACCATTGATCGCTCTAAGGCCGTTAGGAACGCCAGGAAGGGCCACGTAGAACGGTGGAGGCAGTGGATTGCTTGTGCTCCAGTTCCCGGCGAGCTTGACGTACCAGTACGCAGAATCCTCCGTCACCATTTCAATGTAAAGCCTGGTGCCTGTCGTCTTGTCAATCAAGTTGTCGCACCGCAAGGATCCCGCCAAACGAGCCCCAGCCCAGTGCATGCCAAACTCTTTGTTCTTAGTAGGGAATCCTACAAAGGTTCCGGGGATCGTTGGTTGGGCTGCTGCAACGGAAGCAGGTGTTCCAGCTGGTACTGGAATTACGTAACTAAAGGGATATTCATACGCATTGTCATAAAAACAAGCGGTTGCAATTTCGTAACCTCTACGCCAACGTGACCAAGCCGATTCCCTATTTATTGCACTTAAAGAGTTTGGTACAGCACCAGAGGAGAATTCAGTTGTAATAGGTTTTAAACGAAAAGGATCCCTGTCAGAAGCTCTGACAAAGGATCCGAACTTATCTCCGCCCTTTGGGGCCATGACTTAGAAGAAGCCGCCTTGCGCAATAACGTGCGCACCGGGGATATAACCAGAGCTGTTGGGACCGTCAGGGAACACACCAACGTAAATACGATCGCCTCGCTCCAGGTAGAGACCCTTGTTGCGCAGCGGAGCAGTCTCACCAAGGCCAGTAGTATTTCCTGCCGTGACTGCAGGCACAGCCAGTTGTGGCATTAGATCTGAACAGTCAACAGTCTGCGTGTTAGCTGGAACTGTCTTGGCAAACAAAATGCGGTAGTCACCTGAACCAGGGATAGGCGTCGTTGTACCACGTGTATGGTAGAACACAAAAGTTACGGCCTGCTGGTAGCCATATGAAATACCATTGTATGTAAACCCTGACGCAATACCACCTGAGTAATTTAGTGCTGTATTGATTCCAGTGAGAGTGGTGGAGCCTGTATATGTGTAATAACCATAACCGGAGAAGGGTGCGCCACCGCCAGTCAAGATACCAGTCTGTGAAATAAAGACAATCTGGCCACTTACAAGAGAGATGGGCGTACCAGAAGTTGCCGTCTTGACTTCATAGTCTGCATCACGGTAATAATCATTACGCGTGATAGTGATTGAATCAATAACGCCGCCGGAACTATTGTCCTCACTTAAGGTCGCATCCATGTCGACCAGGATGGACGGCGCCTGGCCACCCTGCACAAACAATGTATTGGTAGATGCACTGCCAACAGTTTGCGTCGTGACCCGCACCGTATCAATAAGCGGGCGATCAACTAATAAGGGCTGCTTGTTCGTGGATGTCGAGCTCAATGCCGTTCTCCTATATAAAGTAAATTATCTCGTTGAAAATATTCTAATGCAAATAATGTTTTGTTGTTATTCAGTAAAACTACCCAGCGATCCGAAGGGTGTATTGGGCATCTTCATAGATGCCCTTGCAAGAAGATCAGGATCTTGCTGAAGAGCAAGAAAACGTTGGAACGATTCAGACCTTGGTGCTCCAGCAACGGAAGAGGCTAGACGATTGAAATCATCTACCTTGTACAGCTTGGCAAGTCTGTATTGAATATCCTTGCTGGGGTTAGGCTTGGTTGAGTCTTTACCAGAGAGATAACGGTTGTAATCTCCTGGTAAAGCATCATCGCTACCAACGTAATCTCGACGGTCCATCAAAGCACCTGGAACGGATTTTGGAACGGATTAACGGCGTTAATGTTCATAATACCTTGTGGAAGCATTGCAGGAAGAACCTGTTGTTTGAATGCTTCCAGTAATGTATTGGCCGTTGTTTTTTTGTCTTCTTGATCACCAGTAAGATCAATGCCTGCTTCTGCTAAACGGTAAGCAACACTTTGTTGCTCTCCAGGGAGGGCAGGTGGTGCAAAATCAATACCACCTTCTAGTGATTGCAGTTTAGGCATTAAGTCGCGTGCTGCACGCATCCGGTTCTCATCCTTGGGGATGCCGGCGCGTTCAAAGTCACGACGAAAAACTAACGCTGCTTGCTCAGGTGACTGTGCCTTGCGCAGAGATTCGGCAGCACGGCTTTCGGGTCCTTGTAATTCATGCAATAAGAAATCAGCTTGAAGACCAGCATCGCCTGGGTCAAGCTTTTTTGTTTTTGCAAAATTAACTAAGTTTGTTTGACGGCCACCCGTCCACTGTGCCAAGCCATACCCGCCACGCCCCATGGGGCCACCAACTGCACCACCCTCGTTTACGCGAGGATTAAAGCCAGACTCTTGGGAGATGTTGCCAAGGACGCCTGCAATTTGTGCGTTGCTATAGCCTTGTTGTTTTAACTTACGAGCAACAATAGCGGCGGCGGGACTTAATGACATATTGTTCTCCTTATTCTCCTACCCAATTTGAACTCGCTTTGAGACCAGGGATAAATACGGTTTGCAGCGCAAGGGTCGTAGCTAAATAGGTCAAAGTACGTTTAACAAATTTGGGACAGAGAATCATGGTTTTAAAGCAACAACACTGGCCCCCGTAGATCAAAGATCTGTGTCCAGTTGGCTGGGCTTACATGCTATGCAATGCCAGATAAATCAAATAGGTTGGAAGTTCAACAGCTTCTTGGCGTACGTATTAGCAAACTTTTGAGAGGCATCGCTACCAAAGGTTTCTTCCTCACCAGGGATAGCACCTAACCCATAGGATTGAGGTTGGGTTAGCTGAGAGTAGGTTGGGACTTCACCAATAGATGCAGTCGGTGCGCCAAGGGGCTGGCTGCTTAACGTGGGCCCTTCCATGAATTTATTGAAAGAGCTTGCGGTCTGCATATTATATGCATTGGTCAGTGCGTTAGGACCAATTGCACCCATGCCTAAGTTGACCGGAGTAACACCCGTGTAACTACTGGTTGCAGGGGCGCCAGAGCTGCCGAGGAATCCTGCAGGAGCAGTGCCAGTGAACGCACCCAAGTCAGCAGGCGCACCCATCTGACCTGCATTCAAGGTGCGCTGGATTACGTCGTAACCAGCTTGGCCAGGCTTAACGCGTGACGCAAGATCTCCTGGCTTGCCATATTTTTTTGCCCAAATCTGCATCCCGATGTCTTCTGCAGATTGTTCAGCTTCAGAACCAGGGCCAGCGGCAACTGCTTTTTGGCGAGCCTGTTCGTAACGCTGAAATTCCGGATTCTGTGCGGCTTGTTGTGCAACACTGCTCTTTGTAGCTTCGTAAGCACGATTAGCAGCGGGATTGCTGTTATCTGCGGGCGGTGCTGAAGGCGGAACCGCACCACCTGAAAAAAGACTGCCATATTGTCCACCTACTAAACCGGGTGCACGTTTGTAAACAAGATCTTGGCCGCTTTGAGCAGGATACCAAGTTTGTCCACCAACATTAATTGGACCACTGCCGGCACGCCTTGTATCCCATCCACCTCTATTCATTAATACTTCTTGGCCACCAAGGCGTGCAGCACCTAATGCAGGGATAGCACCTTTACCCGCACCACCAAATAAACTTTGAATGCCGCCAATGATGGGATTGGCTGGTTGCGCACCAGAAATAACGCCGCCTCCACGCAACTTATTTAAAACAGCTTGCTGTTCCCTGGCGCGTTGTTTTTGAGCTGCGCTTTTTTGTGGTTGACGATTCATGCTTACCTCCAAACCTCATGTAAATAAATACGGGAACCAACTGCTGTTGGCTCTATCTATTAATTCGATTCTAAATCAAGACACGCAAACTCTTTGTAAAAAAGCTTTTGTGCATCTAAGGCAGCTTTTTTGGCGTCATCTTCATTCTCAAAGTTACCTACAGTAATGCGCGTTCCGTCTAAAGTGACGCGAACACGATAAAGCCCATTATCTTTTCTCTTGCTGTAACCTACAAAAATCTTGTTGTAGTTATTTTCTGCTTCACTTGCCAACCTTAAGTTTTCCCAGCGATTGTCTTGCGCGTTTCTATTTTTGTGCTCAACCAACATGGAACCAGGATCCGCTCCCGTCATTAGTAGCCAAGCAATCCTGCTAATGTAATAGCTTTTTCCTTTATGTTTTACTGTCCATGTTTTACGTCTTACTGGCCCACCAAGAGAGCCGATTGGCTTGCCAAGTTTTTCTCTGTCCGCATTGCAACGCGACTTTATTAAAAACAACTCACCTGTTTCTGGTATGTATTTGTAATATTCTTTTAACTCTTCAACAGCAGGCAGGGGGCAAGGGGCCACCATTGACTTGATGCGTGTATCAATATATTAGCATACACGGGTCAAGCTATCTCCATAGCTCGTGTAGGTATATACGGGTACCCACGGAAACATCGGCAGGTCCAGGTAATGCCTGGATAAATTCTGCACCAGAGCGTTCGTAACGGTAACGTGCCTGGTACGGATCTTTGTAGTTAGGAACGTAAAGAATGCCAGCTAGACGATTTGTTTCGTAGAGATAAATCTCGTCCCAAACTTTTAGCGCTTCTTTGGCATTACTCGACCGAATGGTACGGTCAACGTCGCCAACAATATTTTCAATCCGAGTGGAAGGAGAGGATGCAACCTCTGTCTTCTTTTCGGCCGTATCGCAACGCCCAATCTGGATAACAATTTTATCGTAGAAGTAGGAATCAGGGACTGTATTCATCGCCTCTTCCAGACGAGCATAGTCACCCGCTGGCACAGAAACAGTGAAGTATCCCAGATGATACCTAATTCTACTTTTGTCGAAGTCGCTAAATTGCACTTCTATGTTCCAGTGTACCTTTTATTATAAAAGCAACAAATCAAGCGACAGTGTCACCAGCTTGATCTATGATGCCCGCAAGTGGATTCATTGCGTTCTGTAAAATGCCACCCAATATTTGACTTTTAAATGCACCAAGTAATGATTGAGGTTCTCTTGTTTGTTTCTTCTCGCGTGGCTGGTAGTTGGTTCCAAGCATGAACGCTTCGATTAAATCGTTTGTTTTGCCTTGGGCTTCTTCGTATGAGACACGCGGGGTTGGCGCCACGCTTGTATTGGTGAGATCAGTTGCCTCGCCAAGCGTTTTCATGTGGCCGTAACCAAGCTCGTACTTATTGTCTCCTGTAGTCCAGGTAGCAAGATTCCCATAGCCTCCTGCATTGGGACGCGGGGTGAACTTGACATCACCTTCGACGTAGATCTCCGTGCCTTCCTTGCCACCGTAATCAACGCCCCTATGGTACGTGCTTGCATTAAGAATGCCTGTGTTGCGTGGCCCCCAGGAGGAAGTCTTAGTTAAACCAGCTGCAGGGTTTAAGATCAACTCACCTTTGCTATCTGTGATGTACTTAGGCACCCTATTGGCACCAACTCGTACGCCTGTGAACTTACTGCGGTGATACTCAGGGTTTTCGTACTCGCCAGTAACAAGGTTCTTTACATATGCATGTAAATGCGGGCCACTGGAAACACCAGAGGAACCGAGCTGACCTATCCGCGTAATCTTTGCCATGCTTGTATTTTAAGACAAGAAAACCCTCGGTTTCCCGAGGGCTACTTGAGATGAGAATCAAACCCTAATCAGATCAGCGGCCATTACAGCATTCCAATCCACCCGTTTAATTTGCTTTAACTGCTCAAGACTGTTAAATCTTTCACCCGATAAAGACATCTGAAGATCTTTAATTTCCCGAGCAGTCTTCAGACCAATGCCTTTAATGTGATCAGCGATCATTTGGGCGGTGGCTGAATTTACATTTAGCCGGGTATCGGGAGGGAAGGTGCGTGGCTCTTCTTGTGCTGCACGATCTTTAACTTGAAGAGTCTTTACTTTTTTAGTAGCAGATTCATCAAGCTCAATCTCTGTCTTGTAAACGGTATAAAGGCGACCGTCTTGGTCTTCGACCATGAACCAATCACCGTTATCCCATTCGCTTACAACCTTGACACGTGCGCCAGTTTTTTTGTGCTGATACAACATAAGGACCAGGGAATTAATCTCTGGTCCTAGTTTACCCTAATCAGCTGACAGTGCGACCAGTCAGGTAGCCGTCAATATCTTCGTAACCAGGAGCTTCGTCAGGCTGGATGTAGCACACTTCCACAACCAGGTAACCGGTGCGGCCAGCACTTGCATCACCACTGGAGATGTAGAAGCCACCGGAAGTAGTGGTGCTGTTAGCGGTTTCCTTGGCGAACACCTTGAGGGTGGTGGATGCAGTGGCAGAGTAGTTAACAGTGCCAGGAGCAACACCGGTGGCGCCGGTGATGGTCAGGAAGGGGTTGGTGCCATAGCCAGCGGTGCCACCAGCAAAGTAGATTTCGCCTACTTGGCTGCCGGAAACGGTGGAGGTCAGGTTGGCCTGAATCACACCTTCGCCCACGCCAGAAGCAGCAGTGGGGTTGTTGGAGCTTACGCGACCGAACGAGATCACGTTACCGGTAGCGGCATACACACCAGAAGCCACGCGGCCATCGCCCCAACCAGAAGCAACGGAGATCGCGGTGCGATACACATAAGCAGGCAGTGTGCTAGAACCAGAGATCACCATGCCAGTGATGTCGGGACGGGTGTCGTCCTGGCGGTAAGGCGAGGGAACAATCACATCAGCAGCAACAACGCCAGAACCAGAGGTGGTCGTCACAGGGACATAACCACGCTGCTGGAAGTAGCGATAGCCAGGGATGGCCAGCACCGAAGTAGGGCCGCCCTTGGAGTAGTCATTAGTGCCGTCAGCAACGACATCAATGTTCTTATACCAGCCGTTCAGGGGTTCAGCCCAGTTGCCGGGATAGATTTTCTTAGCGGACAAATAGGTCATTTATTTTTCCTATAGTTTAGTTATTATTTATTGATCAGATGGTGCCGTCATCTTGCACATAGCTGAACGCGGTGGTCACAAAGTCCTTGTTCAGGATTTCGAAGCCGGCGTACAGTTGCCAGATAAGGATGATGAAACGGCTAAAGTCATCGTTGTTGTTGATGAGCACCTGAGCGTTCGGACCGCCGATACCAACGCCAATGGCTTGAGGACCGAAGAAGTAACCCTGAGCCACTTCCTTGGAAGCGTAGGTACCACCAGTACCAGCGAAGGAGGTATTGATGTTCTTGGTCGGGAAGTTGGTCGACTCGAAGAACTTAACGCCTTCAAACTGCACACCAGTCGGCATGACGGGTTCACCAGCCAGGAAGTAGCCCTGACCAGCTTGGGGACCCATGTAGAAGCTGGCATTGTTAGGCATGCCGGGGTTGCCCATGTACATGCCCTGACCGGGGTTGCCAGCATAACGGGCAATCTCACGGAAGTCGGGGTCACGACGCAGGTGCATCATGAAGGTAGGATCGCAGATGCAGCGATACAGACCATCAGCGTAAGTAGGAACGTTGCGCTTGCGCAGGTCCTTAACAACGGTCAGCAGGTCAGTACGCACCTGGAACTGTTGAACTTCGTTGTCGTACTCAGTAGAGGTGTAAGCAATACGACCAGAAGAATCCTTAACTTTGCCACCAGGGAAGTAGTAACCACCTTGGGTGGTAGACGCGGCACCATTGGCTTCAGCTTTGGCGAGTTCATCAATGAACACGCGGTCGCGCCAACGACGGTAGTCATCCAGCAGCGTCAGGCTACCGATGGACTGGTGGAACATGTTCAGGTTACCGGTGTCCAGCAGCAGACGCTGGGCGGTAATCAGGGTTTCACGAGCAATCTTGAAGGTTGAGGGCTGGGTCGGATCGCCGGGGTCTGCAGGACCGGTGTATTCCTTAAGCACCACCAGGACTTTCTCCTTGGTGATGTTACGGCTGTTAGCGGTACCGATGGTTTGGTCGGCAATACGCTCACGGCTGTCCTTAGTACCAGGGGTACCCCAGAACTTGTAGCGGTCTAACTGAACGGTTTGACCGGGTTGGCGGGTGAAGTCGTGGACAACCACGGGCTCCACAGCCATCTCGGCAATGTAAGCAGGGTGGGGACGGTAAAGTTCCGCACCCAAAATTTTTGGGAAATCGTTATCAAGAAACACTTTTTAATATCCTCCAGAGTCGCGGGACTTGTGGGTGAAAGATTTAGACAAGTTTTTGTCTTATCTAAGACAAATTTTAGCAGGATCTAATTTTTAGTTAAGAATACAAAATTAGACGTACTGCATATTACTGGAACCGTTCGCAGCTTCAGGGTTAATTCCTGCTTGGAAACCAGGAATGCCGATGGCGTTGTACAAATTAGAAGAGCCACCGCCCATCAATCCGCCAAGTCCAGCAGCAACCGGAATAGCTGCCGTAGCTAATGCTGTTTGATTTGCAATACCACGACGTATGTTTGCCGCAGAACCAGCAGCGTTCACTGCTTTACGTGCCATACCCGGTTGCCGCA